AATTTTGTGGGCTCTCACGAGTAAAGAAAGAAAAGGACGACGTAGAAAAGGTTAAACTAAGCGGTTTATACCCTTGAGAAAAACCCGAGATTAAGGTTTCCCCTTAGCCTCGGTGTTTTTCTTCCTTTGTTTTTCCTTTTTGTTTCTTTAACCATATTATTTAAGACCCCTGAATGTTCTACCGTTCAGGAGCCTGAATTTTGTGGGCTCTCACGAGTAAAGAAAGAAAAGGACGACGTAGAAAAGGTTAAACTAAGCGGTTTATACCCTTAGATCCCATCTTATCCCCGCTGCGGCGGGGAAGGGCTTCGCACGGCCTTAATACTGTGCGTCCTGACTTAGCCACAAATCACCCTGATGAGGCTAAGACGAAACTCCATTCGTGGAGTTGGTGTTGATTGTGAAGGAGTAGGAGGTGTATTCTGCGGTTAAGCTGATACATTGAAAGGGAGGAAGTATGGATAGGTTTCACCTCTAACAACCAGAGGAAGTTGCTCGGCACTTGACGGTCTAAATCCCGTGTTGAAAGTGGCAAGGCGAGTTAAATGGAACTTGAAGTATTGTACTGCTGAGTAAGTGTAGAGGACGCTGTCCAAAGTGTTACTAATCCGCAATCTCGGATTTGGGCTTGGCCTAAAAATGAGCTACTCTGGACCTTGATGCATTCAGGTGGGTATGCTTTTGCATGCCAAAAAGGGAAGCGCATAGGTTTGAAACTAATGATTCACCTGTGGGTTGGAACTAATGATTCCCCACGCGCGCACGCTCACTGGGCTTCGGTGCCGGTGAGGTACTCACCAACTGGACTTCCTAAAATTAACTGGAAGCTAGTAACATGCCTCGATTTACGCTATTAGTTATCGGGCTCCTCAGGGGGCTCGATTTTAAAATCGAGCGCTATTCGTCCGCAATGACGTTAAACTATTACCTCGGTGGCTCCGATAACAGCTGCCGGCCCAGTGGACCCCGCTGGTGCTGGCTCGTTCTAGGGGTTGGTGTGACCGGTATTATGCTCTCTAGCTTCCTTCGGGTTGTACTTCGGTTTAAAATTGAGTATACGATTTCTCTGAACTTGGGTTTACCAGGGTGTGGCTAGGATACGATGTGGGATCCTCCTAGTTGCTAACGTAGGCTACTCCCCTCACGCTTCGGCGGTGCGGTAGTCGAACGTGCCGTAGGTCGCTTCGGCGGGCGCGGTGGACAGACTGACAGGAGAAATTTTCCTATATAGGAACGGCGAAACAGTCGGCCCGCAAGGGTGTGCCTTCTCTGAAGAATGCGAGCGCCACCTCCGAAACTGGCAAACTTGATGCGGCTAAGACCCGTCCCTCTTCCGTTGCAGGCGGAAAGGGTAATACCATTACTGCACCCCAAGGTTGCTTAGGCCTTAAAACTAAGCGAGTCTACCGACGTGGCGGTTGGAAGACTGTTGAGATCCCTTCTGCCCCGGTTGCGCCCCGGTCTGGCGCACCACCCAAGCACAAGTGTCCTGAGGACGACTCTTGGTGCCCTTGCCTTGGTCCTCGCCCCTCTCTTCCTCTTGGGCGCCCAATTTTAAAGGGCGCTCGACCCACCGCCACTTGGGCTAAAGTGGCCATCTCCCAACCAAAGTCGGCTTGCGCTGACTGCGGTTCTCCCTTCTCTCCTCCCTCTGTGCGCACCCTTAAGTGGGATAGCGCCAAATTTTGTTCTTCTCGTTGTGAGGAGAACAGCATCCCTGAGTCGTGGGCGGACGACTTGGAGGATGACGAGGACGATGAAGTTTTCCCCCCGCTTGCGGTTCCTGCGCCCAAGCGCCTCTCGGTTCCTGCGCCCGCCCCGCTCCCCACTCTTATGTGGACGGAGTCGGAGGGCATCTCTCTCTGGCGGCCCGCCACTAAGGGCACCCCGGCGCCTGCTGCCGTAAGTGAGGAGCCAGCCGCTGCTTTGGCCCCAGCCTTGGACGCCTCTTTTGAGGAAGTGTTGGAGTTTGCGCTCCTACACTCTGAAGAAGGGCGCTCCCCTGATGACGAGGATCTTAATCCTTGCATCAAATGCGGTGCCTGTGAGCAGCCGCCTCTGCCCGACGAGAAATCGTTGTGCGGAGAATGTTTGGACTCGATCTACGAGTCTTACTCCCCTCCTCAGCATGAGGTTAAAGTGCCGACCACTCCTGTCCGTGCCCCGGACTTTTCTTGGGCGCGACATGAGAATTTCTTTCCTCCCCCTGCTGCAGTTCAGGTTTCAACTGCTTCGAACGTGAGTGAGCGCGTTCCTTCGCTGGTGTCTGCGCCCCCTAAGGCTGCATCTAAGGTGAAGAAACAGCGATCTTCACGAAAGAAGACGGTTTCCTTCGCTCCCCTCCCCCTCCCCCTAAATAGGTGCACTGCACTTATTCTACACCCAGAGCGCTTTTCTAAGGTAGCTACTAAGCCTACCTTTCTCGAAAAGCACGTCAGAGTGTGGACTCTGAACAAGGATGGGTCTCGTGCTTTTAGCACAGTTCACCCTGTTCGTTTTCTTTGGGTCTTCGGGAAACTGAAGTACCACATTCTCTTCCCGGAGAATGCCCACCGGCAAACCCCCATTGCTGGTGAGATTGGCGTGTGCTCTTCTGAAGAGTCACGTCTTGGGATGTTGATGCGCAGGGCGGCTAGCATCACTTCCCCATTCCTTTCCGATCTCCCTGGATTGGTACAGAGTATGGGCGTTGAGCCCGTATTTTCGGTCCGACCAGTCGGAAAATGCATCGTCCGGCGCCGCAGGGCACATGCTCCTCGCCTTCCCAGCCACCACAAGCCAAAATTCTCGTCAGCATATGACGATGATTTAAGTGCCTGGGTGGTTGACCCCTGGCCAGTGAGCCTATGTCCGGCTGACGATAATCTCCCTGCCCTACCAATAATGCCTACACCTCCTCTACAAACTAAAGCCGAACCCAGGTTTATGCCTGGTGGTTGGGAACGTGTCTGCAAACGGGAACGCCGCCCGTCCAGGTCTTATTTTCCTAAGTTTGCACTACCACTCTCTGCAGATAGAACGGTTGTGCACAAGCCTAAGCCTAAGGTTAAAAAGGCTAAAATCGAGTGTACTCCAGCCTCCCCTCGCCGCTCCAGATATCGCTCACCTCCCAGGGTTAAGCGACCTGATATGCGCGTCGGTGTTGCTTGGTGCCCACGCCCGGTTTATACACCTTTTGTTTCTGACGGCAAAGGTTTGGAACGCCTAGCTCACGTTATACGAGCCATTCTTTCTGGCACACCACGTCACACACGGCGGCGTGGTGCCACTCGCTCTCCTACCCCTATTCTCCGCTCGACAATCAAGTCTTGCATGGACGATTTACTTTCCCGCTTCGACCCGACATTAGCCACGACATTATTCGCTGAACTTACTAAAGTGAGAGGCGTTACTGCGCTGGCTCATAATCGGGCCATGCATGCGGGCAACGGTAACATCGACGGCATTGAGAGCACCCTTGTTTCCAGTAACTACCAAATAGCTGGTGAGGTGACTACCTCTGCTAAAGAGCATTTGGGTGGTGCTATCCCCGTTTTGACTGAATCTTTGTTCAGCATTTCTAATGGGACGCCTGCCCGTATCAACGTTGATTCTTTTGATGATACTATGTTACGTCACCGCTTTGGTCTCTCTGGACACACGACCGATCATCAGACTCTCACGCCTCTTGTTGGGTGCATGACTGCTCCAAATCGGTATTTACGCTCCTTTCCTCTTGGTTCTGGTAGATTGCCTATTGACGCGCATTCTGATACGGTAGTCCGTATTTTAGCTAGTGCACGTAATTCAATCCGCTCAGTCGTCGAACGCATGCCTACGCGTAAAAACGCGGAATTAGGTGGGCCTACTGAACTAAAAAGTAGTGCAGTTAGCGCCTACTGGATGCACGATCCTGAGATTGAAGCTCTCAAACGTGCTGATGCCGCCCTCATCAATCGTTTTGCTGGTACTCGGGGTAACAGAGTCATTCTCGGTTGGGAAGCTCAGCACCTTAACCGTGCAGGAGCTTTCAGGACCATGGCGTTGGCTGATTCTGAAGGTGGATCGTATTATAGGTTTATGGCACGTCTGTGGACGTACTTTGCCCTTGATTGCATCTCCTCAGCTTCAGAAACAACTTGGGGTCCTAACAACTCCAAACGCTGGACTCTTACTAACGCCATTTTGCCAGCGGATATCGCTTATAACCCTAATGGCCAGCGGGTTTCGCAGCGTATATCTCTTATCCCTATTGGTGCTCGGCTGAATCTTGGTGCCCCAGGTGCGGTGAATGTCAACCCAGAGGAACTTCTTATGGGTGAGAATTACTATCCTGACGCCATCGCCGAATTATCTGCTGGCCAAGCTCATTTCCTTGACGTTGAAAATATGAATGACGAAGAAATCCAGTTAGCCATCGTGTGCCTTACGGCTAAGGATGAGCAATTCCGAGTTTCTTGGCACCATACTGCCACCGATGTCCGTTATGAGGCATTGGTTGACAGGTGGCATGAAGCGCCTGATAATGTGCCTAATAAAATTTATTTGCATTACGGTGCACGCCCTTGTCCTACACAGGCGGCAGCCGAAACTCTCTTATTAGGTAGAGCTGCAAATAGAACTGATCCTGGCCTTCCAGCCCTATCTCCCTGGGGTAAATACTACACCAGAGGACTAGTCGGGCGTCTTATCACTCATTTTATTCGCAAGCACCACTGTGCTGCTGATGCGTGGAATGCTTTCGATGCAGTTATATATCGCTTTGGGGGTTATTCTGCTCTAGATCTTCCTTCTACCAGAGCAAATGCTAACGGCGTGCCGCTTTCTGCATTCGGCGAGCGTGGTTTCAAGTTCCCACCTGATGTCACCATCACTGGATATTTTGATACATTTAGATATCCTATGTCAATGGAATCTGACGCTGCTGATGTTTTGAAGGTCCTTAATGGCACCTCAAGTGCCCTATGCTGGACTGGCTTCTACGCTTGTCACGCCCTAGCTTCTTCTCTGGCGTGGCCGGCTTATGCTTTCTCCATGCGCCAAGAAGAGTGGCAGTACCTTGCTAACCCTCTACCTGCAGCTAATGAATATCTAAAGAATCATGTTTCTGCTTTCACAAAAACTTTATATTCTACTGAGCTGAATCCTTGGACTGCCATGGTTGCTAAGTCTTGTGCGTTCATGTATTCATTTTCCCCGTGCTCTTTCACTTTGATGACTACAGCGCAACTAGTAGAACCTCTTTTCCTTGATAACTGCGTTCCATGGCTTGCAAATCCATACCACTCTATGTGGATGGTTAAGTACATCCCTAACTTTATGGTATTGCCCGGCGAAAATGAAGTACCTTCATGGCCGGATAATCAACCTAAACCAGTTTTCTCTGCTTCGGAATCATCCCAACCACGCGTACGTCTAGCTCGAAACCTGCATTTATTTACCGGACGTGCCTTCGTACAAGATGGAGGCATGATGGCGAACGCTCAGTTCTACGCAGCAGCACCGCACGCAAGGGGAACATTCAGAAGTGACCCTGGTGAGGTAGCTGGTGTTCCACTTTCCATTGGTGTCTGGAACTCTCCTTTCGAATATGAGTGGCCAACCAACCCGGTTGAATTTGCACCAGTTTATTTGGGTGCGGCCGGAACCCTTTTCGGTAACGCTTTGTTACCAGGTTCTTTGCAATCATATTCTGTTAGAGCTAATCGCATCCGAGCTATCGGTGTGCGCATTAACCAGGCTAACTGGACTTCTGCTGATGCATTCACTGATATGACGCTCGAGAAGCGCCAAGCTGGTGTTGCTATCAGATATGTTATGCCAGCGCCATTCAAAGTGGAGTTACCGCCCGTTAACCAATACACTACTCTCATTTTTACTGATGTAGACACTGGTTACTACCGCAATATGAGTATTGTCCAGGGCTCTGCTACCGCTTCTCTCTCGTTAGAAACACCATCTACTTATACCGCTACAACAGCCGGTTTTGCCGCTGAGTTGGCTAACCACAACGCGCCCAACATTCTCCCATCCGCACTCGCCAATCACAATTCTCCACATGCCCCAGCTCCGGATGGCTCTCTAGCTCAGCACTTGCAATCTAGTACTGCTGCTAGGCGACCAGCCACCCCTACCATGCGCCCCACTAGACCATCCCCAAAAGCTAGCACACGGCAGGCACCAGCCTACACTGCACCTGGTGAGTGGATGAAAGTTGCTCAGCGTAATGCAAAGGATATTAAACTGTTCAATGCCAAGCGCGCTGAAGCAGCTGCCGCTCGTAAGCTACAAATTGAAGCTGATAGCGCTGCAGCTGTTGCAGCTAGCTCGAGTCGTGCTATTGAAGAGGTAGCTGATTCGAAGCCTTTAATCACTGAATCCGCTCTTAAGCCTTCTGTTCCTGTTGCACAGCCACCACCCAGATTAGTGCCTGGGCAGAAGCGTGCCTCTATTCGATCTGGTGCATTAGTTAGCAGACCAGGTGTAGCGGCTACGTATACGCCTAAAAATCCAACTAGCCTAAGCCAGTTGAAGCCTAAAATGGCAGCTGCTATGGCCCCACCACCAATTAAGTCTTCTGCTGGTGCCTGGAAAGTTTTACCCCCTAAAGTAAGTTCGTTCCCAAGTGCCAAGAAGATGTACGTTGCTAGCGAGACAGCAGCACTCAACCTGAAAGCTAAAGCTTCCAAGTTGCAGGAAGACGTTAATGCCTACTACATGGCCATTGTTGAGGCTGCTGATAAATGGGATAACTCTTACAACGAAGCCCTTACCGACGTTGCGCTTCCTGCACGCGGTGAGATACTTTCTAACCCAAACAGAGTTATCGCTACACCAATCGTTGCAGCTGATGAAGTCAATGACGGTGCTGCTATTGAAGTACAAGCTAATTGGGTCCCTGACTCTAGTGCCGTTACTCCTAAAGTTGACGGCGTCATATTGAAGTCACGTGACGCTAAAGTCGGTGTCCAACCCGTTAGTTCTGGCAGCGGACATGTTACTGCTACTGCTGCAGATGACTGGGCAGATTTCGATGCAGCGGGCTTAGATGTTGATGGAGATGATCCACCGCCTTTAAACTAGTCTGGAAGTCTGGAGGTTACCCCGGCGCACTCCAGCGCTTCCTTTATTTATCTGATCTTTTGTATTCTCCAGAGTTAATCTTCTGGTTCAGAAGGTCTATTTCCTTTGCTCAATATTTTAAAGAACGCGGCGACCATGTTCACATGGTTAATGCGTTGCATAGACTAATGAAACCCCTTGGTTTTATTAAATTGAGCGATAGGAATCCGCGCCACAATTTTGTACCTAATTTTACTCGCATGGTAACTCATTTTAATTTAAACGACGCACCCCTTGATCCCTGCGATGCCTTGATCCGGTACATTTTATTGTCTCCTGCGCCCAGCGAAATTTGGCAATTGGCCCCTGCCGTTATATTTTGGAATGATATCTTACTACCTTTTAAGGAGTGTCTTCAATTCACGATGGCGCCAGCACCAGTTGCTTGCTCCTCATCTATATGTGAGCGTATCCTTTCTCGTTACCCCGCTGTTGAAGGGCGTGCAGGTGGCAAGACCAATCTACATTTACCTGACTTACCATTCCACCCAGTTGTCAGTCCCCTTGGGCTTGTCACGACCTCTATGATTGTTAGTGGCGACGATAATGATTGGGAAGAAACCGCGGCAGTCGCTCTGATTCTAGCTGACCAATTTTCAGAACTGATGGGCTCTATGTTCATACCATTTCTACATAATCATAAGCATTTTCTTTCGCTGCCTCTTCTCCAATACGTCAAGTTCCTAAAAGCTATTCACACAGGCGTCCGTGTCACAAGAACTTTTGTTACTGCTGATTCAGGTGAAATTCATCTCACACGTGATCAGTCCAGGCTGTTATATGGTATCGATTGTATCACTGGGCGTTCAGAGCATCTTAAACACGATATTATCGATGAGATGCGCATGCGTCTAGAAGATCCAAGCATTAGATGTCTTCCTACCATCACTAAATCTGGTCTTGGCTGGTCTAGTCACGCCGCTTACCGCCACGTTGTCCAAGTCTGTTGTGATGAAGCAATTGATTCAGCGCTCTCTGACAAAGTGGACCCTATCTCTTTTGAAGATTGGTATGCCCAGCGTATGCACTGGGCTGCTAGCGGAGGTGCCCCTGGTGCTAAAGTTGTCTGGGATGTCGATGCGCCAGCCGAAAGGATGAACAAACGCGGTGCGCTACTAATTATACCTGAGTCGCATATACGAGAGATTCTTAAAGTTAGTTGCGGCGCAGTACTCTGGTCAAAAGCTTCTCTTAAATATGAGAATGGTAAGATACGGGCCATTTGGAATACGAGTGTCGAGCACTACGTCATACAGGCATACATCCTTGACATGTTCGAAAAAGCTCTTGCTCCTAATACTTGGGACACTTCGGCTAACAACCTTGAAGCTAAATTTACTGGAGATATAAGAAGGTTAGTTAATCTCAAATTTAACACTGGTGTGATGTGGGATTTTTCTGATTTTAATATCAACCATACCCAAGAAAGCATGGCCGATCTCTTCGGTAGTGCTGTGCGTAGCATTTCTCGGCGCTTAGATGTCACCAGCAGAGATGCATCCTATATACGCAGAGTGAAAACTGATCTTAATGCCTGTTTACAGTGGGTTCTAGCTGCTAGGTTCAATACGATCTTAGAAGATCCAGAGAGTGGGTTAATCGCACGCGTAGTACGTAGTATGCAGTCTGGCGAACGAGCGACGAGTTTCCAAAATACTTATTTATCTAGGGTATATTTTTTGGTAGTTCATAAATGGGCTATGGCTCACATTGGACGTCCGCTGTTGCACAATGAGTCAGCACATTTAGGTGATGATGTTTTTGCCACATCTGCTAACGTCACTGACGGGGTTATTGCTTGTATCTTATATAATTTGTTAGGTTATGCCGGACAGCTGTTTAAGATCACTGTTGATTATTCTGAACGCGGTGAATATCTGCGTCTGAATTATGATTCATCTGCAGCTAAAATTGCAGGTTACCCCGTTCGTAGTGCTATGGGTTTAATCGGGGGTGAATTTTTCCGTGACTCGGTTGTTGATCCTGGTGACCGCGCTAGTGCTTTCATTGACCAGTATAGTAAAGTGGTTCGGCGATCTGGACAAATAAAGAGCCAGCTACTCACAACACTCATTAAACGAAACTGTGCAGTTATGTATACTACGTCTGGTGGTGTGAAGAAATCAGTAGTCCCTAACCTCGAGTTACTGTTGGCTCCATCGGCACTAGGCGGATATGGTATCAGCAAGCCATTTGGCGACAGTGGTAAGATGGTGGGTGGCGATGCGATTTTAACTCGACTTCCGGCAACCCCGTTGCTCGGCTCTATTTGTGATGTTGCTTTAGTTAGCGTCCAGACCATTTTCTGTTTAGTTATACCCAGCGGCGAAGGGAAAACTACATTGAAAACTAAATATCCAAATTTATTTGTAGACCACGATGACTTACATCACCCTGCAACTTGGCTCCCTCTGCTTAAAGCGGCGCGGGCGACCAATAAATGGGACCCAGTTACTGCGTATAATGTACATTGCGTTGAATCTGTGCGTGAGCTGATTGCTGGTAAGATTGTATTAACTTGGGGCAAGGGGCAAGTTCCTAGCTATTGTTATTACTTAGGCATGTTCACATTAACATCACCTACTAGAATACGCTCTAACGTCCAAAATCGTCAGTCTTTAGGAATCACCCCGGCCACGAATACTTTTACTTCATGGGCCAAACGTGATCAAGCTATTTTTAGAGCTATTGGCAATTATTTGAACGGTAATTCGATAGCTTTCTACCAGAAGAACTATTCTTTAACTAGATTCACTCGCTCTGGCGGGTCGGTTAATCCACCGACTTACGAGCCACCAGAAGTGTCACACGACGTGTTCTTCGGAGCAAGGGCACGTCACTACAATAAAAATGCTTCATATCTTAGGGACTTTAAAACTATGCACGAGCTAGGAGTTGACGTAGCTAATAAGCAAATTCAGCGTGCAATTTTAGTTTCAGCCTTGCCAGGAGCATTCCCCAAGAATAAAATCTCGGACTCGATTGCTGATTTCGCTGAAAAGCTCGATAAGTGGTTAGCTGGTGTGCAAACTTTAAACGAACCTCATGCTGTTTCAGAGTTGCCTCCTGATACCTTTTTATCAGCTAAGGATTTCTTTTTTAGGCAGTTTACATCACTAGGCGAGATTCTTAACTTTCCGCGAGATTACTATCACGGCCAGGTGCATAGTTCGCCTTATGGTTTTGAGGGTCTAAGTCTAACCAACAATTTTGGAGCATTTGAATCCTTAATTTTGCCGTGCGGTTTCACGTCCTCTGCTGCACTCCAGGTCGCTTTACATGAGCTGGAGCCTCTCCATTTACCAGGCATAGCTGGGAAGTGGTGCAGACTCGTAGCTGCTAGCAGAGCTGCCTCTGTCTCAAGAGCGTGGTTATCTTTCCAGCAGCAACTTTCAATTAACCAATTTTATTATTCTGATGCTAAAGTTCTACAGAATCTAACTAACTACTATGAGGGTAAATTATCCTTTTACCCTCCGCCATATACTGGATATGGCACCACTCCAACGTCTTTGTTCCGCGCGTTGGCTCTTAACTTTATGGAACAACACACTAACTTCCTCTCCCTAGATAGGCTGTCATTATACGACAAAGTATCTAGGCTTGAGTTGTTATGTGCTGACGCATTTACTACAGCTTCATTTATTCACTTTAATATACCTCTAGCTTACAACGATTAAATTAGTGTAGTGAATGTATGTGTC